GTAGTGCCGAACGGCATTTCAGGGATATCTTCTGCCGGGATGCCGGACAGATCAGAAAGAAGCGTATAGATTTTGTCAGGGATAGCGCTGACGTTTTTCAGCACGGACACAGCAATTTTGTAAACCACAATGCCGCCGATTTCGTCAACGGACTTTTCGCCGGTTGCAAGCTGCACAAACACATCCGCAAGATCATCCGGCAGCGTAGCCGTGATGATATCCAGCATGGGATAAAAGTCTTTGTCCTTCAGGCTGCGCAGCTTATACGGCTTGACTTCTTCCGTTACTTCTTCAGTCATTTCAATGTTTTCCTTTTTGCTCATCGGTTTTTACATTCCTTTCTGGCTGTTAAGATGCAGTTTCGGTGATGTCCTCGGGCGTGGCGGCAGTCCAGCCGGTTGCCTTGCGGATAAAGATTGCATACGGCAGTTTGGTCGTGCCATATGCAATATCGGACTGGCAAGCAAAAGTGCCCTTAAACACGGAATTGTTTTTGTTCTTCGCTTCGGTCGTGAAGCCGGAAGTGCAAAGCGCGTGCTTAAAGAGGATGATAATCGGTCTACCATCCGTAAACTTGCCGTAATAGCCGAAGCCCTCATAGAAGTGACCGGCACGAAGCTCAGAGGAAGTGACAACATCATAATTCTTATCGGTAGATTCGGTGATCTTTCCGATAGCCAGATGTGCCGCCAGCTCTGCCGAAAGCTCGGCAATAGAAACTTCCATCTGTGCAGTTTCGCCGACCTTCTGCTGAAGCTCTTTAATTGCAACGGTTGCCCCATCGAGCTCCGGGGCAAAAAATTCGGGCGTGATAGTCAGCGTGCCGCCGTCCTGAGTAGCCCCGATTATAGCCGCCTGAATAGCCTCAGACGTAGGTGCAACCTTCTCATCGTAAGTCACACCCTGAAAATATACGCCAGCCCCGAAAGGGATTTTTGCGGGAGTACCAGAAGTAATGCCGCTGTTAGGCATATCAATTCACCTTCCATTCTTTGATGCTCAAATTGATTTGAATGCTTTTAAGCTCCGCATCCCCCGTGGGGACGATTAGAGCGCCAGCATAAAAAATAGCAACGGCATTGCCGCTGCTTGTGATACCCACTTTGCCGGAAACCCGGTTGAAGTGCTTTTCGATTTTCTCTTTGCCGTTTTCAAGGTCAAGCCACGACCCACGTGAAAAGCCGGTAATCATGACGGTCGATTCCTGCAAGCCATCTTCGGTGTACGGTTCGGTTTCCGTGTAGCTGCCAACCCAATAGGGATAGACGATTTCACCCTTGCTGTTACCGCCGTATTCACCAAAGCCATATTCAAGGCCAAGGGATTTCATGGCATTGTCAATGATGCCCAAAACTTCTTTCGACATTTCACTTCATCCCTTCCTTGAAAATCTGTTTTGCGCGGTTGATGATCTTGCCCTTTGTGCTGTCAAAAGCCCGCTGAAGCGTCCTGTTCGGCTTTTTGCCGGTGGTGTGATGCCAATTGCCGCTATCGTCCTGATAGCTCCAACCGCCTTTTCTACCATCGCCTTTGGCCGCATATTCGCCAGTTCCGAATTCTTCCCAGATAGCATTTTGTTCAGGGCTTCCAACCGTTGCTTCACCGGCAGATTCGTTCACGCGGTGATTCCACGACCCTTTAAGCTGTCCGGTATCAACGCGGCTATTGCGCTTCGCCTGTGATTCGATTTCACTTGCAGCTTCTTCCAAAAACCGAAGCGCTGTTTCATCAACAGCGTCCTTGACTTTTGCTGAAAAGTCCTGAAATTCCACATCTGCCATATTACTGACCCCCTGTGTATTTCAGATAGATTTCAAGCTGCGAACCGCTGCCCATTTCCATCGGATTGTCAATTAGCAGAATGTCATACCGCTTGCCGTTGATGGTCATGCGGCTGTTTTCAGCCTGTATGCCATCGGCAAGCGGTACATAGTCCGCAATAAAAATGTGTGTCGATTCCTGAATCTTGGCGTTGAAAGTGGTGTACTTGGAATCACCGGCCTGAAGGTCAAGCCAGCCTTTAAGCGTCTGCTTGTCAACCCATGACTTCACCTGTTCGCCAATTTCGTTTTTGGACGCGGTGTATGTCTGTATGACTGCTGTGGTATTGCCGCCTATGCCTTTCATACCCTCAACCCCTGCCCGAATCTTGCTTTCATGTAGGGCTTCAGAAAGCCCATCAGGGACTTCGGATATCCCATGATGGAATTATCCCCGTCCATGTTGAAATAGGTCACAGAATGCCGGGAAATCGTTTCAGACGAAACACCAACCTTGTCGCGGTTGTTCATTTCCCACTTCATCAGATTGGCGCAGCCCATCCGAACATCTGCGGGATAAACAACCTTCGTGACAACGATTCCGCTTTCATCAATCAGGTTTTCCTTGACCGTGACCGTGTTACCAGAAACGCTTTTCACCGTGACAAGGCAATCCGGCATAAGGTCAGATTCTGTGATCTGCAATGTGTCACCAGCGCGGAAGGGAACCACACCATTGCAAACAATGTCATGGTCTGGCACGGACACGGCAACCGCCCTAAACGCCCGCTGCTGGAAGTTGTTATTGGTGTATGCCCGAATAAGCAGTTCAAGTGCCTGAAGCTTTGCTTCAAGCACCTGATCTACATCATCCGTTGTGACATACTGCCGAAGTTCGGCAACAGTCATAATCATACGGCTTCACCCTTCGCTTTTCTGCCCCGTTTGGGCTTCGGCGCTTCCACAGGTTCAGGTTCAGGCTCAGGTTCAGGTTCAGGCTCAGGTTCAGGTTCAGGCTCAGGTTCAGGTTCAGGCTTGCCGATGCTGTCAAGCCGCCCCTGACACTTTGCCTTGACAGACAGTTCAGAAAGCATGATGAAATCATTGTGGGAAATATTCTCGCGGAATACTTCCCCCAATGTGAAACCTTCATCATCCCATCTGACAGCGTATGCTTTGCCCCCATCGTACAGATAAGGCAAGCCGTCAATGATGATGAATTCCTGCATTTTGGCTCCCCCTTAACCGTTGGACTTAATCATGCCGATTCTGACGTTCTTGGAATTGAACTTCAGGCTGTAGTTCGCGGAAGTGCCCAGCTCGGTCTTGGTCGGGGATTCCTTCGCGATGTTGTCCACGGCCAGAGACAGTCCGTTCGGATGCAGCACCTTGCCCTGCTTGGTATAGAACTTATCCGTACCAGCAGAAGTCTCGGGGTCGTAGTTCGTGGTGTACTGCTTCTCGTAGTTATTCTTGTCGCAAGACAGAATAGCGCCCTCGCCAAGCAGGAAGGTCTTATACACCGGGAAACCGGTAGTAGTGCTGTCCAGCGTGTAGTAGTCAGTCACCTTGACCACCTTGCCGCCGATGGTCGGAAGCTGGATGTCCTGCTTGATAGCGCCGGAGCCGGAAACGAACTTCTCGTACTCGACAAGGCCAAGTTTGCGATACGCGGCATAAATCTTGGAGTGCATAACCATCAGGCCAAGGCCACCGGCCATGTCACCAAGCGCAGCCTGTTCCGCGTCAATCAGCGTGGTCGCGCTGATTTTGTTCGCGTCACCGATAGTGCCGGTCGTGACAGACAGGTCAGTGACGTGGGTAGACAGAGCGGACACGCCCAGAACGGCGTTGATGATGTTCATCAGCTCATCTTCCCAGACCTGCGTATAGTAATTCTGAATTTTGCCCTTGATGTAATCCAGCGGCTTCGCGCCGGTAAGCTCACGCGTGAAATCCTTGGCCTTGAAAGCTTTCATACGCTGAATCATCATGCACGTCTGCTTGCTTCCGGAAATCTCCTGCGGGGTGTTGTCAGTCAGGCCGTCGTTGTTGAGCGCGGCCATGTTGGCATCATGGATGTTGATAGGCGTGTACATCGGGATGGTCGCAACGTTGCCCTTGCTGCCGATCATATCCATGATCGAACCGTCCTGACGGATAACGCCGGACGCAAGAACGGGATTACTCCAATAATCCGCTTCCTGCATCATGTCAGTGAAAACTTCTTCATCGAAAGAAAAACCACCAAAAAGGCCAGTTCTCGCCATAATAAATTACCTCATTTCTTAATTTCCTTTGTACTGGTTGTACAATTCTTCGTTTTCCGCTTTGAGTTTCGAGCGCTCTGCAACGCCCATTTTCCGGAACTGTTCAAGCGTAACAGTCCCGCTGCCACCAGTAGGCGGCAAGCTGCCATCAAGGAATTTGCGGTTACCTTCGTTTTCAAACTGGTTGGGAAACTGCGTTTTCAGTTCGGAAATAAGGTCTTTCCATCCCTTGATGTTGTCTGCATCATCAAGTTCAAGCTTCTTGCCGTCCTCTTTCATCTTGTTTTCAAGCTTGAAAGACAGGTAATCCACATCAAGCGCCTTTTCGGACAAAAGCGCCACTTTGATTGCAGACTTGATTTTCGTTTCCTGAAGCTGCTCCTGAAGCTGCTGAATCTGTCCTTCGTAGTTTGTGATCTTGCCCTGAAGTTCTTCATTGCCCTTAGTGCCTTTTTTCAGGTCGGCAATCAGGCCGTTTGCCGTGTCAAGCTCGGCGGTCTTGCCGTCAAGCAGCGCCTGAAGCGCGTCATACTTGCCTTTGCCGACATACTCGCCGCCGCCAAGGTTGGCAAGCTTGATCTGCTTGTCTTTGTTGGCTTCGTCACCGTTATAGGCGTTCAGCTTATCCGCAAGCTGTTTGAACAGTTCTTCGCCCAAAATTGCTTTCAAGAATTCCATGTTTATCCTTTCTTGCCGCTGTTTTTAAGCGTGGTGTCTCCACCGGCAAGCACTTTGTTAAATCCGGGAGTGCGCCGGAAAATGGGAGCAGTTTTAACGCCATGCTCGGGGCACGAAAAAAGCACAGTGCGAAGCACCGTGCCTTTTTATCTACATAGCGCCGCGAATGTATTGCATCCGGCAATACCGTCAGCGGTCAAACCGTAGGCGTGCTGGAACGATTTCAGCGCCGCCAGCGTGCCAGCGCCAAAGATTCCATCCACATAAGCCGTTTTGTGGCCGTGGCAGACAAGGAATCCCTGAAGCACTTTCACAAGTTCGCCAGTACTGCCATTCCGCAGATTGTTTCGGCGTACTGCTGCGTTTGTATTCGGGCCATAGATGCCATCAGCAGCAACGCCAAGCCCGTGCTGAAGCGCCTTGGTCAGCGCCGCTTTGGTGCGACTGCCATACAGGCCATCAAGGGTAAGGCCACCGGAATAGTTGCGGTTAAGCCAAAGCTGTACTTCTCGCACGGTGTCAATCTTGCCGTCTGTGGTAGATGGTGTGGACGGCTGAACAGGCTTCACAGGTTCAACAGCGCCGTTAAGCGCTGCTTTCACATCCGCGCGGAAGGTGTCCATGCTTTTCCCGTGCTTCGGGAACCAGTGCATGACATCCGCGTGGTTTGTCGCGATGCCAAGCCTGTAACCTTCGCTGTGACAAATGATGTTCTTTTCCGTGAGGCCGAACTTCTTACAAAGGTACACGCACAGATCAACCGCTTCCTGATAGACCTTGCCGAAGTAATCCGCATCGTTCAGGCCATCTTCACAGATTTCAAAGCTGATGTGTGTGTTGTTTGCCGCGCCGCCAGCGTGCCAGCCGCGATAATCCCACGGCAATGTCTGATAGGTTGCAATGCTGCCGTCCTTCAGCTTGCCAATAAAGGCATGGACGCAGACGGCGCTTCCACCGGGATATTTGGTATTGTAGCTGTTGCCGTTCGGGTTTACGCCAAGCAGACCATCGTCAGGCTGCACATAGCGCCGCAGATTCGGGTTGTTTGCGCCCGTGCTGTGTACCATGATGCCCTTGACTGCAATCCGCTGTCCGGCCTTGTAACAGGCGTTATTTGTGGCAAGGCATTCATGCAGATTCATCAGTTTCACCTTCCTTGCATTCCGGCAGACCGGCAAGCGAAGTCAGAATTGACAGAATGCCAGCCAGAAGCGAAGCGCCGCCCACCATCATCCAATCAACCTGACTGAATACGGCAGACGTGCCAATGGTTGCAACCGCCGTCTGTGCAACGGTCTTGACCGCACGAACGACAGCGGCCTTAATCCATGTTTTCCAGCATCTTTTCATGGTTTGTTCCACCTTTCTCAATTTGATTTTTGGCATGAAAAAAGGGCTTGCAATTCTGCAAACCCTTGATACCACTATGTTTTTTAACTTGCCTGTAACTTGCAACGCACGATAAACGCACAAAAAACACACGCCGTGCATTAAAATGCGTTGGGGCATAGAAAAAAGCACCGTGCGGATGTACGATGCTTTTAGAATAAACAGTTTTCAATTATGTCTTTGCCCTTCAGGGATTCAATCCACTCAGACGGGATTCCTTCAAAGCCGTAGATAATCCCAGCCAGTCCACCGGCAACAGCACCAACAGTGTCAGTGTCATTTCCAAGGTTGACGACTTTCAGAACTGCATCACGATAATTGTCAGTCGTGGAGACAGCCCACAAAGCTGCTTCCAGAGTGGAAACAACATAGCCGCCCGACTTGATTTCACTCTCGTCAAGCGTGTTGATGGTTCTGAGCCTTTCAAACGGACTTTCGATGCTTTCAAGAATATCTTTCAGCTTTTCACCCCGGAGCAGTGCCCGGACTATATGCACATAGCATACGCAAGCAGCTTTTGAAATATCGTGGGCGTGTGTAATAGCCGAAACCGCTTTGATCTCATCATCACTCGCATCAGCGAAAGCAAGCGGAATAATTCGCATCAGAGAACCGTTTCCGTTCGACCGCTCATCATCCTTGCCCTTGCCAGTGTAAAGAGCTGCGGAAGTCGTGCAGCCGATATCAAACACACGGCCATCAATCGCATATTCTCCGCTGTGCGCCCATGCTCGGAATTTTGCAAGCATATCAGGCACATCAACGCAGCCACAATCTTTGATTGAATCACATGTCGCAAGCGTCATGCTTGTGTCATCCGACCATGTACCTTTTGGCTGATTGTGCGAACCGTAACCGATCATATCAGTTGCTCTAAATGTCCCTCGCGTTTTGAATTCATATGGGACACCAACAGCGTCAGCAACCGCAAGACCGTATATAGCAGACTTTAATTTGTTATCTATCATTTTACCTCTTTTCATAAAACTCGCATTCTTCACCGTCAAACAGCACTTCTTTCGGCTTCATTTCGCCGTCACTCTTGCTGTATATCATACAATAGGATTTGTCAGGCGCGTCCTCGAACGGTGGTTTTCCATATGCGAATTTGCAAGTCTGACACCACACAGGATTTGGGCGAGTGCATCCCCACGCTTCATTTTCAGATTCAAGGATTTTCTGCTTGTACATTTCCTTTCGCTCGGGATGTTCCTTGAACACCTTTGCAAGCTCAGGATTGCGTTTAATTTCCTGTTCAATTCTCTCATCAATAGTCATGGGTCACACCACCTTTAGCTTTTGTAATTCTTGGTCGAGCCTTTCCATTCTGCCGGGTCTTGCTGGAACTTATCATATCCCAATTCGGGATGAAGGTCTAAGTCAACGAACAGCTTTGTTTTATTGCCGTCTGTTACATCCTTGCCCCAATAGATTCTTGTAATCTCATAAGTGCCGCCACGCTGCAAGATCATTTCGTTTTCGCCTTTTCCAAAAGCGCCAACGTCAGAAGCATACAGCATTTCAGAACCCTTCGGAGCGTAGATATTAAACTTCACAGGCTTTGCATTGAACATTGAGCCGCCGCCTTTATTGACTGCTGTTGAAATGAACTGATGCAAAATACTACTTTTACCGACAAACTGTTGAAGTTCTGCGTCAGTCATTCCTTGAAGCTTATTCGCGTCAACACCAAGAAAACCACCCAATGTGCCAAAGCCTTGACCCGATTGTAACCATACATCATCAGGATAGGTTGACTTTTCAATTAAGGTGGTTAATCCTCTGATATCTTCGCCCTTGCCTTCAAAGTCAATCCAGACATTGTGAGCGCCTTTGTAATACTGCTGTTCCCAGCCTGTCCCGGACTTTATCCAAGGTTTTTCAAACCCAGCAAGCGGTCTGTTGTGACCGCCTGAACCAGATGTATATGTATAGAAGCCGTGATGCTCTTTTCCAGTTGCGGCATTATGTACAGCCTTGGCCTGTGGGTCAAAGTAAGCATCTGCCGAACTAAAGCCCCCCGCCTTTCTGTCAAACCACTTTGCGGCTTGCTTTCTTTCGGGAGAAAAGGCATCGGAAGCCATAGCTTTACCGCTTGATATTATACCATTTTTCTGCAAGTTTGTCAATTTTGCTGTGGTTGCCGCAAGCTGCGTCTGAAGATCATAAAGCTTCTTGCCTTCAGTCTCAAATTCTTCAAGCTGTTTAAGGTACTGCTGATATTTTTTAATGGCATCTGGGTCGGCCGTAGTAAGAAGCTTATTTTCATAGTACGCTTTCTTTGCGGCTATGGAATGCTGCTTTGTAGCATAATCAGCAGTTGTGATATCATCCTTCCATATTCCGCTGTAGGTTTTGATTTCAATGTCATCAAGCTGCTGCTGAAGCTGCATCTGTTCTTTGACAAGCTTCTTTTTCTCTTTTGTTACCAGCTTTTTGTCAAGTTTCTTTTGCCAGTCGTTTTTATTGTCTAACAGCGTCAGGTATTTCACCTGATCGTCAACACTTGCGCCGAGTGTGAACTTGACTTCATCACCGCCATACGGTGCCAGAAGGTCGGCAATTTCGTTGTCGGCATCATCGATCTTCTGTTTAAGCTTCTTTTCCGTCAGATATTCCTTCTTCGGTTTCGCCGCCTGTTCAACTTCTGCTTGTATTTCACTGGCCGTCAGATATTTCTTTGTGTAATCCTCGAAATTCTCTGTCTTATCCAACCCGAAGAATTCAGCGCGGTCTTTCAGCGTCTGAAGCTCACCGTCATCCAGCGCCCATCTTGCCCGCGTGTTGGACGTGCAGCGGCAATTGATAACTTCCGCAGCACGTCCGGATGGGTCACCGGGGAACATCAGGCCATTGGAAAACTTCTCGTCAAGCTCCCTGATTTCTCCGTCAACCCGTGCATGGGAAGGCCGTGTGCGTCCATCTAAAGCTGCATCCCACATACGCACAATATCAGCGCCTTTACTTTTGGCTATGTGCCTTGAATCTTCCGCTGATTGCTGTTGAATACGGTGTGATTCAGTTCTAACAATCCGCTTTGCATTGTATAAAGGAACACCGGAAGTGTTTTTCAGATTGCGTGAAATATCAGAATATGACAAAGAAGAAGCAATTCCCCGGCTGATTTCCTGTGTGATATTCTTCTTTAGCCGCTTTGTGTCCATGCCTAACGCCGAATACAAGCCATTGCTGATTTTAGAATCAAGCTGAACGGCCTTGACAACTGCTGCTTGGTCAATAGGTGCTATAATTGGTATGCCTTGCCCTGCAATATCGTATAGTGTGCCGATATAGCCGGTTTCATAGCAGCCATTCAGGTACTTGTCAATGGTTGCGTAGTTATCGCCTTGCATTTTATCCAAGATGCCGCCGATTTGACTTTTCAAAATCTCCTGATACTGGCGTTGATATATCTTTGAACGCTTCTGCGATTGCAGCAAGGCCTTTGTAGCATCGTCAAGCCCATCCTGTGAAAGTGCTTCGTCAAGGAGGTCAATGTCAGCCTGAAACAGCTTGACCTTGTCGTTGATGTCTTTCAACGCTTGATTGTATTGTTTCTCTAATTCTTGAATAACCTTTTTTTCTTCTTCTAACTGGTATTCAAGAACTTCCTTTTGCCGTTTGTTGATAAGATCACCACCCCACGGAAAAAGGAAGCCACATCAAGTAGCTTCCTTGTATCTCCATATATAGCCATAAGCGGTTTTTTGCTTTCCGTTACAGCACTCGCTAATTCCACCTTGCCGAACACCGTTTGCTCTCCCAGCTTCCATTGCTGAAAAATACTCGGCAATAAAAACGCCATCAATCGAATATTGCAAAACTGCCTTTGCCTGTGATCTTATTGCTCCGTTTTTTGCGTTTACGCATCGTGTTCTATATCCTTTGCCAAAATGATTATTATAAGATTGAGAACACCATTCAAGATTGTCAACGCTATTGTTTTCCTTGTTTTCGTCTTTATGATTGACGGTTGATAACCCATCTGGATTTGGCAAAAAAGCGACCGCAACTAATCTATGTACAAGAAACTGCTTGTTGACTGCTTGCCGTTTCAAGTTTACTTGCAAATAGCCGTTTTTCTTTTTGTCCTGCTTCATCAGCCGCCCCTTGTAGTGCCTGACTGAATCGGCGCATTGTACATATCTGTCAAGGCTTCTGACATTTCCTTTATTGCTGACCTGATAGATGCCTTCAAAGCCAGCAATGTCTTTCCATATCTCATTCATCGGCATCGTCCCCTGAAAGCTTCATCATCAGCGTGTAATAGAAGCACAACTGATTTTCGCTCATTTCCTCGATCTGCTCAAGGATTGCGTTCTTGTAATAGTCTGCCATGTAATAGCCACCTTTCTTTTAATTGTGGCTCTATTATAATCTATCTGCGCAGATATATCTATTAACAGAATAACTAAATATATCTGCGCAGATATGTACATTTTGTATATATGCGCAGATATGCAAGTGTGATATAATAGCTCCGAAAGGTGGTGCATATATGGCAACAACCAAGGCGCAGCAAAAGGCAGTTAATAAATACATGGCTGCAAACTATGACCGTATTAACCTGACTGTCCCCAAGGGGAAGAAAGAAGAAATCAAAGTTCATGCAGAAAGCAAAGGCGAATCTGTAAACAGCTTTATAAACAGGGCAATCAAGCAAACAATGGAATCAGACAAAAAGGACGGTTAATCCCGTCCTTTTCTTATTCTTCCGGCACAATACCGCCAAGCGCCGCCTGTGCCGCTGCTGTTGGGTCATCTTCGGGCTTTGGCACTTTGTCTTTGATATCCTGATAATCAATATCAAGCTGTTCGCAAATCAGTCGCAGCTTGGTTTCATCATCAATCGTCCCGGCAAGGTTCAGAATCGTAGTGATTTCCGTCTGCTTGCGCTGGGCTTCCACAAGCTCAATCTGCGCGTTTTCCTGCGCATTGGTCGGAATTTCGCGCTCAAAACAGAAATAAACGTCATTCTGTGTGTAGCCTGAACCGTTTTCCTCGTTGATTTCTTTCAGCACAACGTCAATCAGCTTGCGCAGAAACGGCTTCAGACGGTTTTCAAGCTTCTTTGCACGAAGTTCCAGCAGGGAATAGGCCGACTGAATAGCAAGGTTTGTAGTGGCCGCTGTGTCCTTCAGGCCAGCAGTATTCAGCGCAAAGCCAAAACGATAGATGTTCTTTTCGTCAACTTCCATCTTCGTTTTCCGCGCTTCAACCGGGATGTCAACGGTCTGGATGTCAACACCGCCGTCATCGTCAAGGCCGATATGCTTCTTGGCCTTGATGTTTGTCATCAGCTCGTCGAGATTGTCCCCCTGAAAGCCCCTGACCACATACAGCGCTTCGTTCGTGTCCTGAATGTTATTGGACAGCCCCGCGTTCATAAGATCGTAATCGTCAATCAGGTCTTTGATAGGCGGCAGAGCGGACACACGCTTTTTGTTGTTGTCCATGCGGAAGAACGGAATAAAGCCGTAGCCCATGCCGCCCATTTTCCCGTTGCCGTCCATCTGAAAAACGCTGTGCGGCTGCGGATTTGGCTTTACAGTCTCGTCCGGCTTGATTTCGCCGCCGTTGATGCATGTGAAAAACCACACATTTTTGTCATCATAAACCCGGATATTGTCGATTCTGTTTCCTTCATTGTCAATTTTATCTTCGTAGTAGTAGATCACATAGCGCCGCTTATCCGACGTGTACTTTGCTTCACACTCGACAACACCCATACAGTCAGCCCACTGGAAGCGGGTCTTGCCGTCCTCGTCCTTGTTGGCAAACATCCAGTCAAAACCTTTGGACTGTACGCCGGTAATCGTGTCGGCCAGCTCTGCCATGAATTCATCGTTGTTGTTAAAATACGTGTCAAGCTGTTCCTGCAAGGCGGGATTATCGGATTTAATCAGCCTATCCTTTCCAGATAGGATGTATGGAACGATTTGGTCAACAATTTCGGTGAAGAACGGATGCGAAATGCGAATGTTGCTTTTCGTCTTATCTTCTTTGACCTCGCCGTTACCGTCTATGTAAAAAATACGATAATCCTTGATGTCGTGCTTGCCCTCGTAGTACCGCAAGCCAACTTTCGCAAGCTGCTTTCGAGTGGAAACTGCATCGTTGTCAATGAACGTCCTAATTTCGCTTGGCGTAAGCATAACAATCGCCCCTTTCAATCAAAAAGATAACAGCGCAGCGCCATAGGCGCTTTACCTATCAAGCGCCCCAAAGGAGTACAGTATTTTACAACAGCAACCAGATGGTCAAAATTGCCGCTGCTGGTGCTTTTGCGTTGTTATCTCAGTAAATCCATTTCTTCAGCTTGCGCCAGCCCTCGACGCCATAGCGCAAAGCCGCCATTGCATCATCTTGAAAGGGGACAGGCTCGTCAAGGTATTCGCCGGTTCGGTCGTCCTTCTTCCACTTCCATTGCTGCATTTCCTTGATTGTATTTACACAGCAGGGATGCACATATATTGTCCGCTGCTTCAGCCAGTCAATTTGCGCTTTGACAGACCCGGAAGAACCGCCTTTGTCAACGCCCTTGGCGCGGCTGAAACCGCCTTTTTGCCACATCTTAATTCGATCAGGCTCGGCACTATCGCACCACATCTGCTTGTTCGTTGGAATGGCGTGCTTTATAGCTGCCTGAATGATTTCTGACGTGTCTTTCTCAAACAGGTATATTTCATCAAGGATGTAAATGTTATCATCCTTGATACCCAGCAACAGAATTGCGTTTGCATGATTGAAACCAAAGTCCTGACCTATGGCTATATCGTCATAATCGTTCAGGTTTCGGCTGACATCTCTGATTTCCCAGTTGTGCAGGATAAGACCGCCTATTTCGCCCCATTCGCCCAGACCGTATATCTGATAGCCTTCAGGGTCAACGACCTTCCTGCGCTCCATACGGGCTTTGTATGCGTCATCTATGAAACGGTTCATCAGGTATGTGCTGTGATGTGTCAGCACATTGTCATCTGGAATATCAAAAAAGACCTTCTTAATCCAGTGATTCTTATTCACCGGATTGAAGGTCATTCTGATCTGATAAAACTGACCGGGCGGCAATTCGCCGCGCAAACGGTCATCTATGATTTCAACGTCAGCCTGTGTCAGCTCCGTTGCTTCCTCGCACCAAACATCTGTCAGCTTGCCGCGCTGGAACGTTATTGACTTCAGCTTTTCGCGCTGCTTGTCATCGTTCATGCCGCGAAAGATGATTTGATTGCCGTTGGCTTTACAGGTCAACTTCAGCGGGGACATATTGATTTGCCAGTACCGTTCTGCCCGATCTCCAAACATACGGTAAATAGCACCGGTCAGCTCTGCAAAGGTGCTGTCGCGGTTTGTGATGTCAGATTTGCGGATGCAGACAAGGTTCCTGCCCTTATCACGCATCAGCCGTAGGATGTAATTCTGCGCCGTGTCAACGCTCTTCCCAGAGCCAGCAGAACCTTTCATTACGATATAGCGCTTTGTGCTGCGGTCAACTTCCTTGAAACATGGATTTGCTTGGACTTTGCTGTTCACCCGTCATCACATCCAAACAGCAGACAGAATGGGAACAGCTTTCTTATTTCAGACTTAAAATCTTCTAACGCCATCGCAAGGCAATATACACTAAATCCAAGTGAATCAGAAACGCTTTTCAGCAATTCATCCGTTTTATCACATTCTGGAAATTCCAGTGCAATGTATTCCACAAGAAGTTTGTCCCTATTCATCTGCGTCACCGTAATCCACCGTAATGTTCAAATCCATGTCAACATCAGCTTCAACCCTATCAGTGTACAGCCCATAACGCTTGCCCAGAAGTTCAGCAGCTTTCAGCCTATCCTTTTCGGACGGTGCTTTCTGCATCGTTCTTGCTTCGCTGCATCCGTCACCTATACCTTCGACAACAATTTCCTCTGACTGACTTTCACCACGCAGAACAGATGTCAAATACTTCAACACTTCGTCCTGATCTGCAATCAGCGCGCTTTCCTTTTCGGCCATCCTTTTGGCTATGTACTCTTTAATTACAGGTTTTTGAACGTTTTCAGTTCCGATTCTTCCCGCTGTCTTTTTTGAATACCCAGCTCTGATTGCGGCCTGTGTAGCATTCAGGTCAATCAGATATTCGTCGCAAAAGCGCTGCTGTTTTGCTGTCAACTTCGCCACAATCATCACCGCCTTTCAATGTTGAAAATTAAAACTAAACGAAGCTTTTCACGCTTTCAATTTCAAAAACAGCCATTTTTGAAATTAAAAAAGCCTGACAGGGAAGAAGAATGAACCTGTCAGGCTAAGAAGAATATCTTGTTTACTATTGCAGTATAATAATATCACACGGTCAATGTGAAAAACAATGAAATTTACTGAAAACTTTCTGTCACCAGCCGTAAAAGATAACGGTTTTGTTTTCCCAATCTATGGATTTATAGAGCCTGACCAACTCAAAAATCTGGTGTTCATACTGCCATGAGCCGCTTATAGATTCATGCGTTTCATCAAGGTCAATAGCGCCGAACAATTCCCACCATTTAAGTTTTTCGTGGATAAAGTCGCGTATTTTATCTATGCTCTTGATGTCCTCACGTTCTATGACAAAGCCTAACGGTAAAAGCTGCTCCCCGCCGTCCACAAGCAAATCTTTATACGATTCTATGATTTTGCGCTTGTATATCTCTATTGCTTCCAGCAGGCCGGGCTTACCGACAACATAAGGAACATAGTCAGAAACACGCTTCTGAACTTCTTTGTCTGTGAACAGCGGTTCGCCTTTACTATAAATCCGGTCTGCCGTATCGTCCCAATACAGTTTTCCAAATTCAAAGATTTCCTTTTTGTCAAGAAGTTTGCCATCGTTAAACCAGAACCAGCCATCTTCGACTTCTACACCTTTTGATTTCGCATAGTCGCAAAGCTGCTCAACTGTCATGTTCTTGACCATTTCGCATTTGCTCTTATCTACAAGATAAAAATAATGCCTATAACCCATTTTACATTCCTTTCAAAATTTGATTCACGGACTGAAGCCCTTTTCCGTGGATATAGCATACGTTCCGGTATGTCATATGCATATCACACGCTATCTGTTCCCACGTCTTGTTTTGCACATAGCGCATATGCAATACCTGTAATTGGTCAGGGTCAGTCAGCTTATCCAACGTGGCGCTGATTTCCTGCTTCGCTGCAACATAGTGGTCAATATCCCGGTCAATCTCCGCTTTAAGATCAACGATCTTTGCAATCGCATCACCAAGCTTGTCCTGATTGCCCCCGCCAGAAACAACATCATCCTTCAATGTTTGCGTGATTTTTGTTACCATTTCTTTCAGTTGATGCAAATCTTTCAGCTTCGTGTTGATATGCGAATCATAAAGCCTGATCTGTTGAAGATATTTCTTTGGTGAATCCAGCAAACTACCACCTTCTTTCTATCGGTATCGTTCTTCAGCCGGTGCAAAAAGCTTACCGACATATTGCTTCAGCTCCCTATCAAGCACGGCACGGCTATAAACCATTTCCTTGTCATCTTTCAGATCATCCGCAAAGCTTTTCATGTATTCTTGATAGACTTCCGAAAATACCCTTTCAAACTCCGCGAATTTGCTTTCACGGAAGCCCATTCTGCCAAGCGCAACAGTTACATAGTCAAGCGTTAGAACCCTTGTGATGTGCCGTATATTTTCGTTGTGCCAATCATATTCCGCTTTGGTGCGGAACAGGCGGTAAATTCCTTTGTTTTTAGGCATGCTGTTTCACCATGACCTTGTGCCCGACATATTCGTCAATGCTGATTCCAAGCGCATCCGCAAGCAATTCCAGCGTGTCAATCCGCCCGGAGCGGCTTACTTTACATTCAAGCGATCTAATAGTGCACACTGGAACCCCGGACATCACTGAAAGCTGTGCTGCTGACAGCTTCGCACTGTTTCGCGCCATGCGCATATATTCGCCCCTTGTCATTCTGCTTCACCTTCTTCATTTTCGTATTCATCAAGGGCATCTTTTACCATGTCGATGTTGACAATAACCGTTCGCATAAACGCTTCGGACAGCAGATGACACGCAATGTTCGCCAAATCTTCGGGTGATGCATTTGCGTAGGCAACACACGTTGTGCCATCTTCCAGCAGCCCGCACAAAACTGCGTTCTGCGCTTTGCCTTCTGTCAGCTTTTTAATTCCATCTTCCAGCATCCCCGCATAGGGAATTTTATCGTTCATTTCTTGCTTCATCCTTTCGACATAAGATGAATATCTTTGTCTACACGTTTTCTTGTGTCGGCAGCATCCAGCTTGCAATTTCCCATGATTTCATGTACGGCATCATGTAGAATGGACAGCCTTTGTGCATCTTCTTCGACGGAAATAGACTTGATATATTCAACAATCAGCTTCGCGTCATTAAGTGTCCAATGCGGAATTCGTCCATTGCCAAACAGCCGCTTCCCAACGGCATTAACCGTTGCCGGTGTAATCCCAAGCTCGTAAGCTATTTCTGCGTTTGTATAAATAACTTCACCTTTTGCGTTAATCATTTTCTTTCCTTTCCCCGTAGTTGCAGAAATCGTCTTTCCCGGTTGCGCATAGCCCGACTTCGCGTCCGCCGAGCAATTTCGCATTTTTGGCGCACATATCGCGCCCGATGTATACCCGGAAGTGCTTGCAATCCATACACCGTACAATAGGCACAGCGTCTACAGTTTTTGCCTTTTTGATTGATTCGTTTACGTCTCGGAGCGGAACACACAGAATCCCATAATGGTCATATCCGAACTCGTATCTAAGTTCTAATGCATCAGCGTCAATCAAGCGCATTGCTGTCACCGCCTTTTCTCTCTCCGTAAGAGCAGAAAAAATCCGAATCGTCTGGGCAATCCATTCCAAGCCGATCGCAAAAATGTACGCCGCAGTCATAATGATGCTTGCAGTCCTTACACCGCACCACCGGCGCAACGTCGGCAGTGGGCGCGCCTATGTATTCAGCCATCGCTTTCTCCTCCTTGTCGGCCTTTAGTAACTCACGAATCCGCTCTGCCTTTGACGTATCATCGCTAAAGGCAGCATAGATGATAGTCTTTGCATTTGCGCACTCTTCTGGTGTAAGACCAGTGTCTAAATACATCCGCAGCATCGGACAATGTGCGGCCGGTACCGCCGTACAGAACCCTCCGACCGCAGTACAATTCCCATTATCCTTATGGCGAAAATCACATCGCATACAATTTACCGTTTCCATGTCACTCCACCTCCTTGCATCTCAGTCAACACCCCACCATCTTCGGAAGCCGGTTGATAGCAGTTAAACAGCACATCATCAGTGTCACACATACAGCATGGTTTACCGTCGCAAGCGCTCGGCGGGTAAAATACGCAAGTATCACAAAGCATTATTTTTGCCCCCTTACGCCACGCCGAACAGCTTAAACACAAGCCACAGCACGAAGCTCAAAAGCCAGCCAGCGGCGAAAAGAAGCAGCGCACGCGCGGTGTTATAAACAATGAACGCTGCGCCCTTATCAAATTTTTTCTTGGTTTCTGCATCGCCAAAAATTTTCATATTAGTTCCTTTCTTTGTCCGTCAAAAGCGACTGTCCGCTATTTGGTGCCATGCCGTCAGATAGCTGCTGGATGATCTGCTGAAGCGGCAGCGAAAGCACCTGCGCTTCCTGTTCACGCTTTGCCACGATTTCATAACACTGCCGGAAATTTGCCCGGTCTGCTGTTGGATTCTCCGACAGGCACAAATTTGTAAAGCCAAGGCGTTCAACCGTTTTCCGTGTCAACGGGCTAAGTGACGCAAGCGCTTCTTTCGGCCTGTAATAGCCGTATCTGCTAATTGCTTTACAGGTTTCTTCCCACGCTTCGCCCCAATCCGGGAGCTTGCCGTTTTGGATTTCTGCGGCAAGCTCTCTGATCTCGGCAATGGAAGGTGACCATTTATTTGTGGCCACCCATTTATTCAGCGTAGCTTCGGCAACAGGGTATGGAATATCCATAAGCTGCCGAAACCACAGTTCCATTGCTTGACTGTTTGGCAAAAGGTTTTCTTTGCTGTAATAGGTACGCAAGGCAGACGCGAACAGGGCAAATTCTTTTTTGTCCATTATGTTTCACTCCAATTCTCTGCCATAGTGTAAAAGTCGTTCAGTTCTTCGGCCTTTGTCTGCCGATGATAGCCACCGGAAGCCGGTTTCCGCTGGCTCTGCTGAAGCCGATCAAAAATAATGCCTTTCCAGTTGTTTGCCATGCATTCATCAATCAGGCTGCAAACAGCATCATCGCCGTATTGAATGGCCTTGTTTTCAACCTGCCGCAAAAGGGATTTCATACCCTGTTCTTTGTAAGGCTCTTTGCGCTCGGTCTTATACTTGACCCATTCGCCCATTTTGGCCTGAAGCGAATCAGAAAGAAGATAGTCGGGAAGAAGCCGCGCGAAAAGTGTGTGTGTGGTTTCTCTTACGCTCTTATTCTCTTTCTTATTCTCTTTCTTATCTTCTTCTATATCTTCTTCTGGGCGGCTAACATTAGCCTTACTGTTAGCCTTACCGTTAGCATTACAAGAAAGAAGCTTTTGCCTTTCCCGGTATTGCCGCATATACTCTCGCTGGCTTACCCTTTTCTTCTCAAGCTGGTCAAGGTTTTGGTGCTTGCCCCAATTGGGGATAGTAATTACACCGTCAATAATTTCAACCATGCCGAAGTTTTCGAAGGTCTGAAGCGCAAGCTGCACCGTGCTTTCCTTTCGTCGGAAGATAGTAGCAAGCATTTTATCCGTGTATGGAATTTTGTCATTCATCATGAACACGCCGCTATTATTCATTTTCCCGGCAAGGCAAAGCAGCTTGAACCAGATCACGATTATGGAATCCGCTTCGGGCAAACTTTCAATCAGCAGGATTTTTTCATCGTCGAAAATGTCCGTGGTGATCTTAATCCACTTAACATCAGCCATCTGCATCACCTGCTGCGACAATTGAATACTGTGCGTAGCTGGTAGGTTCGCCATAGCGATTTTTGCCGCTGACCATTTCTTTTCTGATTGGAAAGCCCAGCTTTTTCAGGTCGCTGATACGGGATGCAAGGCGCATGATTCCGTATTCGGTCATGGCTTCTGCCGATGTGATACTTCCGAAATCCTTCATGTGCCGCAGCACACGTTCACACTGTGTCATCTGCATCACCTTTCAATTCCAAGAATTTATTCAGATACCAGATAGCCTTTTTAACGTCCTCTGCGCCGTTTTTATATTCGCAGCGCCAGATGTACTTAAACGCTGCAATCTTGCAGTACGCGGCAAGCTGGGCAGCTCCAAAGGCAGATTCCATTGCGTCGATGCATTCAATCCCGCCCTGCGTGTAATGGGATGGATGATTGATAACATCGTTTTTGGCTTCCGGCTCCGGATTTGTTGCCGGTTCAAACATATCCGGCCGCGCGTTGTATTCTTCCGAATCGGTTACGGCCGTGTTTTTGCATTCGCGGCAAGGATAATCACTGAGCGCAAGCGCAGCATACTTACACAGTTCGCATTCCATCACAGCACCGCCTTTCCTGTGGTTCCTGTGATAAGATCAGAATACGGAAGCGATTCAATCCAATCGCAGAACGTGTGCCATTCATCAAGCTTGTGGTTGCGCCGGGCGTGGTAGATGTTTTGCAGCACAGCATAGTTCAAATCCCACGTCCGAAGCTGGTTGTAACTGGACGGAAGAAGCTGAATCATCTGCCACCACCAGCTTTTATTTTTGTCTTTCAAGAACAGTTCGCGATTGCAATTCAGCAGATCAATAAGCTTCAAAAGACAATCTGTCGATTCATCGTTCAGGTGCTCGTGCGAAAAATCGTCAAGCGTGAATTCCTTCGCGTGAATCTTGTGCATCGTGCTGCACGAATCTGTAACTGTCCCAACTTTGTACTGGTCTGCTTCTTTCCACCAGTACAGCGGGGCTGTAACGTCACACTGCACGTGAATCATCCGCATGAACTTCCCGTGATCGGTTCCGGCAGACGCAAGCCTGTACATCAAATCATAATCGTTATTGCCAACGACGAAACAATTTCCATTAACGACCGCGCTGTCAATTTGCGCCCATGAATTTTTGGGATTTCGCATTCCGCGAATCGCCGCTTTCCATCCGCTGGTGGAAATATTTTCGATTTTCAGCATCAGATATCACCTACTTCCCGGTGCTGCGAACGGTCGGAATCGAATCCCCAAGGGTAACGCTTCCGCAGCTTTTCAACGTTCATCTGCATGACGGTTTCCAGATCAATGCCGATAGCTGTTGCAGTCTCGGCGATGTACCAGCACACATCACCCAATTCCTTTGCAACGTGCTCCAAATCCAAAACGTGGCCTTGCATGAAGTTCTTTTTCACAAGGTCTGCGATTTCGCCGGATTCACCGGCAAGCCCCAAGGCTCCATTAAGGAGCCTATAATCAGGAGACAGGTCTTTATTGCTTGTCCTCATGGCAAGCGACTGATATTCATTGATTGTCATTGTTTCTGCTTTCCTTTCAAACTATGAAATTTCCCGGATTTCTACGCTGATGTAATCCCCATCGTGGAAGTAGTGGCAAACGCCTTTCACCCAACGGCGGCTGTCATCTTCAATGACACGGCCTTTCATCGCGTCCACAATCATCTTTCCCATGATTGCGTGATTGTCGATGTCAAGCCGGTCGTTCCAATGAAAGGTAATGACAACAGGCCGCTTAAATGGTACGCGCCGGACATCCTGACTGTTCATGCAGGAACGAACCATCATGTGCCAGAATTCAGCGTCACGTTTTCTTTTTGACCAGTGCTTCCCGGCGTAATAAGCGTTCATGCCGTATTCTTTCGACCACTGCTTTTGACCAGCCTTTGTCTTTGGATAAGGGATTCTGATTTTTTCGCACAGATATTTTCCCAAAGCGCCCACCCCTTAGAACGGCAGATCGCCGTCATCGTCCATGTCTGTGAACGCCTGACCTGCGTTGCTGTTTGCCATCACAGCCTGTCCGCTTGACCTGCTTTCACAGAATTCATGGCGGTCAACAACGACGTCCGTTGTGTAGTGTTTCACACCGTCTTTTTCATAGCTACCGGTCTGAATTCTGCCCTCAATGGCAATTTTGGTGCCTTTGTGAAGATAGTTCCCGGCGAACTCTCCGGTCTTTCCCCAAGCAACGCAATTGATGAAATCCGCTTCCTGCTGACCATCCTGCTTGAACGGTCGATCAACAGCCAAGCGATAGGAAGCGACTGCCTTGCCGGACTGCGTATATCTGATTTCGGGGTCAGCAACCAAGCGTCCGATTAGTATGACTTTATTCATTGACCATCACCCCCGAACAAAGCAGACTGAATATCTTCTGCCGGTGCTTCCTGCACAGGTTCAGACACCGGTTCCATGTCGATAACATCCGGGTCATTGTCAACATAGTCCTTCGTGCCGTCATCGTTGATAACCGCCATATCAGCATCAATGGCAGAAGCCATGTCGATAGACATGATGCCCCACTTACTGATAAGCTGACGCAGCATCGTTTTGTATGCCATGCCGTCAAAGTCTTTGTACCAGAACGATGAATACATCCATGCGTCTTTCGGGTCAAAGTTACCGGCAACATAGTCAGAATATGAAACCTTTGTTTTTTCGCCGTATCTTGTCTTGACCGTTCCGCCGTTGGCCGAAAACGCCTGACTGTACTTATCAGCATGGGCAAGCATCTTCTTCTTGCTCCAATAGATGGCCTTGCGAAAACCGTTGGTATACTCAAACATGGCGTAATAGCCGATGGTTTCAGCCGCTTCACGCTGTTCTTCGTCCTCGATCAGCTTGACTTCAATTTCCTCGTTCAGCGGGTCAAATTTGATAAGTTCGCCGTCCTTGATAGCAAGGACATTCAGCTTCTTGTACTGGCCAGATCGGATAGCAAGCTGAATATAGCCCTTATAGCCAAGCTGGAACTGCGCCACTTTGCCGCGCTCCCTGTCGTTGAACGGAACCATGTAATACTGTCCAAGCTGCGGGGAAGGGGAAAGCTTCAGGCTTTCGCCCAGCAGCGCAGCGGAAAGGATGCTCTGATTTGTGCATTCCTGAAGTCCGGGGTTCGTCTGAACAGCAGACACAACAGCGGAAATGAAGCGCTGGCCGTCCTTGCCGCCAATGACCTGATTGATACGCTGCTTGACTGCATCCCCGGTGAGATATGAACCGATGCCAAGCCTTTTCTGTGACTTCTGAAGTGAATTGTTGACTGCCATTGCGTTTATTCTCCTTTCTTAAATAGCTTTGTACTTGATACCGTTGCCCCTGAGCCATGCGCCCAGCGCCCTTGCTTCGTCTGCGGAAAGAAGTGCCTGAAAACCAATCCACTGACGGACGGGACAATTTTCAATATCATCCGGGTCATTGATGTTTGCCGTGACCTGTGTGGACTTGATCGGCGCAGCGGCAGCTTCTTCCTTGCGTTTCTGCTGCTCCGCTTCCCATGCAGCCCTTTTCTCGGCCTGTTCCTGAAGCCTGTGGGCTTCGCTGACGGCTTTTGCAAGGTCAAGGGTGTCCATGTAGCACTCCCGCGCTTCAAAGGAGTAGGACGGCAAATCAGCGATTACAGCAAGGTCTTTCGCCATCTGTGCCATTTTTGCATCAATGGCTTCCTGAATGGATTTCATAGAAACAGAAGCATTCAGCCATTTTGAATCAAGAATCTTTTCAAACGGAATATTCTTGTTGACCGCTTCGCCATAAACAAAAGCCCCGTCAAAGTATTCTTTGATTTTCAAAAGCTTGTCCTGCTTCTGCTGATCCTCGAATTCTTTGACCTGCTTGTCCACGACAGATACCGATTTGTCGATGATCTTGACAAGCTCGCCAACCTGTGCCTTGAAGGTGTTGAATGGCTGCATATAATCTTTTTCCTGCCGGATTCGTTCATCGTTCAAAGCTTTCTTCAGCCGATTCAGTGCCGCCCTGTCTGCCTTTGCTTCCTTCACCTGATCTTCCGTGTAGACCATAGTTTCATAGACAGACACCTTTGAAAGCAGCTCTGCCCGAAGCTCTTCATAGTTGAAGGTAATCGGCGCAGGAAGCGCCACTTCGTTGATTTTAAGTTCCATTTTTTCTAACTCCTTTTTAGATTTCCGGCAGAAGCAATGCCGGTTTTTTGTTGCTTTTAACGCATTTCCAAAATTCCGCTTCTTTCCGCGCAAGATAATCAATATCTTCCTGCACTTCCGACCGCTCGATCTTGTAATGCTTTGTGTGCAGCAGGATTTCACCGCCAAAGTCGAACTTTAGCTGTGCTTTCAAGACAGCAAATTCAAATTCCGTTACCATCAGGTAATGCAAAACCTGAATGTAGTAATTGTCCGGAATCCGGTGATTCCATTTTTCCTTCTGCATACTCTGAAGGATGTTTGTTGTCTTGATTTCAAGAATGCCTTGTCTGCCGTCCTGATCTGTCAGCCATCCGTCAAGTGAAGCATGGGCAAAAGGGTATTTGTCATTCAGCCACAAATTGTTTTCTATGTAGTCAACCTGATATTCCGGGAAATCCAACCGGAACAGCCCACGCAAGTGCATTTCAGCTTGTGTGCCGTACTTGACATATGGCTTATCGCTGATATCTTCCGGCTGCACAAGACCGGTCTTTTCCTGCCACAGCTCCAAGTTCGTTTTGTATGGGTTCAGGCCGATAACGGCTGAAGCGTCAGAACCGCCGATATAGTGCGAACGGACTTCAAGCCATTCTTCCCGGCTGGACAAGGTTTTCATTTCAAGCATCGGGCTTCTGCTCTTTCTTGCTCATCATGATCTTTCTGAGTTTCTGGACAAGTCTATAGAAGAAGGATTTATTGGGAGTAGGCTTGACTACTGATTTCCTGCTACCGGTGTACATTCTTCCCCGGTAATGGCTTCGGTGGGAGCGCTTTGCGTGATTTTTCGCTGTTGACATTTACTTTTTCTCCTTTCATTTTCTGAGATTGCAGCAGTCATCTTTATTGAAGTTGACCGCTTCTTTCCAGTATTCGTAATGTTCTGTCACATCTTCGCAGACGGACACTTCGTCAAAGCCAGTGACTTTTGACAGGTATTCGATTTTTCTTGACAGCGGAAGATGCTGATAGCCTGACTGCTTGACCGTGTATTCCGTGTAATCCAGCGGCAACCATGTTTTAATCCAGTGATTAACACGAAGGAATTCAACGATGATTTTGTTGCACTTGATACTGTTCAGCCGGTCGAAGTCCACGAACTGCGGAATGTACGGGGAAAGCCTGACAGCCACATCAAAACCGGAAGCAAACAGTGTTTCCACTGCTTTTATCCGTCTTTCGACGCTTACCGCCTTTTCGCACGGCGCAAAGGTAATGCTGATCTGAATGTGCGCAAGCTGCTTGTCAAGAATATCCATGTATTCACATACAAGGTCAGACTTTGTGACAATCAGATAGCCGATGCCGTACTTGTTCAGCAGCTCGATTGTGCCTTTGGTGACCCTCTCCCGACGTTCAAGCGGCTGGAAGCAGTCTGTCATACCGCCAAGCCGGACAATCGTTCCCGGTTCAAGCTTTGCTATCTTGCGCTCGATTTTCGCCAAGCTTGCCACAGACGGCTCTACAGCGTCCCACAAGCCCCGAAAGCTTAACAGGGATTTCGCATAGCAGTATGAACAATCATGGGCGCAGCCGCAGCCGTAGGTGTCCAGACGCTTGTTGTACTGGCATTTGCCGCCCTCGTTTCCTTTGACTTCCTTGTAAAAACTCTTGAATTCTTTCATTGCTTTTTCACCTTTCACTATGTTTTAAGGTCAAAAAGCACCTATCACCCAATTGCTAATATGGATTACGCTTGTTTGGCTTTCGCCATGTACATTCTCGCTGCTGATTCTTTCAGGGTTTTCAGCCCTTCTTCTGTGAATTTCCCATCCCGGATGTACCGCCCACGCTCACGAATCGTGACAATGGCCTTTTCCGATTCATAGCGCACACCGCCATCCGGAAGCCTTGTGACGGTCATTTCCATTGCGTCAGTCCTCGCTTTCTTCCGCTTTGTCGAACATCACATCCTTGATGTTGCCGAAAGTGATTCCCATGTCGGAAAGCTCTTTCCCGCGCTTTTCAAGGCTGCGAAGGACATACAGCTTTTGCTTCTGCTTTTCGACCTTCAGTCGGTTTTCCTTCCGGGCAAGCCTGACATACTCCGATTCAGACAGCCGCTTGATCTCCGCTTCCAACTGGTCATCTGCCAAAAGTTCTCTTGCCATGATTTGCGTCTCCTTTCGTTAAATTGCGTTTTCGCAATTTTTGGGGCAAAAAAAATATGAATGCATTTCCAACATGGAAATCCCAAGAAGGGAACAGGCAAGTTCCATTTCTGCCCTAGTCCAATCTGATCTTCCGTTCAGCTTCCCGCTGACCGTTGCTGTGTTCATATCCATAGCAGCAGCAAAGGCTTCCTGTGTACCGAACACCTCACGGATTTTGCCACGGAGCTTGTTATAGCTCATACATACCATTCCTTTCTGTAAATTCCTTGCTCTGCGTTTGTCAGGGCTTGCAACCTGCTCATGCTTTCACATAAGGCCGCATTAAGGAACGGCCATGAAGGCCGTTTCGGCTTAAAAAGCAAGCAACCGCTCAAATTGCGCTTTGCTCCAATGGATAAGAACAGTTGACAGGTAATGACCATTTAACTTTTCCAAAACATATTCATTGCCCGTCCAGCAACGATGCACAGAAAGCGTGTACTGTTCGCCACGTTCGGCAAAATTAACCATCCCGTTCCGTTCGCAGCGCTCCCATAGCTTATTGAATCGTGTGTTTGTCATGGTGTTCTCCTTTCAGATTGCTTCAACTGTTATGCAAATTCTCTTGTCCTATGGGTGTATATGTGGGTGCATTCCCAACTTTCGCTTTCGGGATAGTCTTTCAGCATCCGCTTTCGTGCATTTTCTTCCGAGACCGCACGATAGCACACCAGACCGCCGCTATCGGTTTCGAACTCGAATCCGTAGAAGTGTTCACCCCGAACGCCACTGTTCTTCAGCCGACCCGCACGGATGATAACTTCGACCGTGGTTTCTGCGATTTTCCGCCCTCTCGAATCGCAACCATCATCGAAGCTTCCGGCAAGGACTTCGCAATCAGAATAGTGCTCTTTATACTGCCGGTACGGCATACGCCAGCAAAAATCACCGTTAGAAAGGGAAGAAAGCTGTTCCTCACGCTTCTTGTCATCAAGCTCCTGTTTGGTGGGTTGGCGCTCAATCAGTGCTTTGACCCTAACACGCTGAAGAACCGTCTGCTTTTCCCCTTTGTATTCGCCGTGGTCTTTGATCGTGCCGCTGATGCTGATTTTGTCCCCTCTGCGGATACCGATTTCAACTGGATTGCCCCACTGGTCTTTCTCGCCGGTTTTGTATGTCAGATATGCACCCGACTTGTAAACGAGGGCATTTCCATCATCGTCCTGCATGGTGTAGATATAACGGGAAGTACCGTAATAGCTGAACTTGTAATCCTGATACTCAAAGATGTTGACCATCTTGACATCGGTTGTGACCTTGCTGCCGATGGTGCCGATATAACCTTCCATTGTTAGCTTCCTTTCAGTGTGGTGTCCTCTGCATCTTCCGGGCTTGGAACCGGCTTTGGCTGCATTACACCGGGCGGTTTAGCCGCCGCCCTTCGGCTTGTTGTTTTATGCGATTTCAAACCAATCGCCGAACTTCGCCATGAAATGCTTTGCGCTGTGGCTTGTCTCTGCTGCTGCCCACTTCGTGGAACGCTTTTCCATGATCGCCGTGTAAGTTTGAGCTTTAACATCGCTCTCAACTTTTTCAATCTTGCCGCGCTTTTCCATGATCTTGATGAGGTACATCGTTTTCTGGTCATGTATTGCATCAGCTTCGATGATCGCTTCTGCGATGGTCTTTGCGTTCAGGGCAATATATTCGGCAGTCATGGGCTTGTAGGATGCGCTGTAATCGATGTAAAGAATGTATTTCATTTCAATTTCCTTTCTGCCTGTTGGCCTTTGAAATTGCGTTTCCTCAATTTCTGGGCTTAGTATAATGCTATATCACAATAATGTCAATAGAAAAATTGTGATTTAGCAATTATATTTCCGATTGCATTAAAAATGTATTGCTTTTTCGCAATTAACGTGGTAATATTTCCTTGCATTGGCTGAAAGGTGGTGATTGCAATGCCGGACTTTGTTCAGGTGGCTTCTGTTGCAAAAAGATTGCGAGAAGCTATGAATATAAGGAAGAAAAAGCAAGTTGATCTTGAAAGGGAAACAGGTATAAATCGCAGCGCGATAAGTAGATATTTATCAGGCGAATATGAACCAAAAAACAAGCCTATTTATGAACTTTCAAAAGCACTGGATGTTTCCGAACAATGGCTTATGGGATATGATGTCCCGATGGAACGACCAAAGGCGCAAAAAAATAACGATGCCATTTCTGACATCGTTTTGCTATTGCGTAGTGACGAAGACTTCCTATCTATTGTATTAAAAATCAGCAAAATGGATTCTGAAAAACGAAAAAGCTTGAATGCCCTTTTGGACTAATGTTTGCGGGAAGCCTTAAATAATATTTGATAGACAAGTTCGATCAAGTCAATATCTGCGCATTTGTCTAGCAAGTCATTGATTTCTTGTATGTACTGCGCTTTTTCCATTTTGGTACATCCTTTCTTGCAAATGAATCAGTTGCTTACATCGGAATCTTAACACCATAGGAAATTTTCTGTATACTGGTTTATTTTTACATCATGCGGTTTTGTCGCAGAGCTGCGACACGGCGTTTTTGAAAGGTGGTGAAACCATGCACATCGGTAACAGAATCAAAGCGCGGAGAACTGAATTGAAGATGTCGGCTGACAGTTTGGCGAAGCTGATAGGGAAAGACCGGTCAACCGTTTACCGATATGAAAGCGGGGATATTGACAAGGTAAGTTCCGAAATCCTTATAACGCTTGCCAATGCGCTGCAAACAACGCCGTCCTATCTGATTGGGCTTGACACAAAGGAAGAAGAAACGATTGCAACGTTCGTGTCATCGGAAGGCGTGCAAATTCGGCATTTGGACACATGGTGTAAGGAATTGGGGCATATTACATTCACGGATGAAGAAAACCGGGAAATTATCAATTATGCGAAGTACCTTGTACATAAGCGAGGATTAAAATAAAACTCCGTGTGGGGATGTAGCTACCACACTGCACCCCCACACTTCGTATGGGCTGATAGGTCTTGTTTGACCTGCCAACAGCCTATCATTGGAATAATTATGCTGCAACCCCACATCCGTGCAATTATGGCACGATAAGGGAACTGCTAGCACCGTTATTGGAAAGGGATAGAAATGTACGAAAAATGTATCAGTTGCCAGCATTTAGGGCACGATTGCATACCGAATTTCTACATTATGCCCCTGAATGATATGCGGCACTTCGCAAAGCGGCGCATGACCGCTTTGGGCTGGAAGAATGCCGACCTTTCGGATGAATCCGGCGTAAAGGAAGGGACAATCAAGAATACCCTTTCCCAGAAAGACAGGGATGTCTATTATTCTACTTTCGCGCCCATGTTTTGTGCGCTAATTGGCTGCGGGAACGAAGAAACACCTTGCCCAGAAGTGGCCGTTGAAGAAAGCAAGCACCTTGAAACCATTGAACGGTTGGAAAAGGAAAAGCAGGAACTGGAACGGCGGCTTGAAGAAGTGAAAAAGGACGCAGATAAGCAAGCGGAATTTATGAAGGACGAATTGCGGAAAGTCCGCGCAACGTCCGATGACCGCAAAAAATGGCGCAATATCTTCTGCGTTGTTGCCTTTATAGCCATTGCGACAATCATGCTGGCGATTGTCGCTGACGTTCTTAATAAAGGCGTGGGCTTCTTCTGGCTTGAAGATCATTCGGTTATAGGGGATTTTGCAAACAATGTTATAAATCATATAAAAGGCGGGAACTTATAGGATGAATACAGACCAAATAATAGAAAAAGTAACAAGTCAATATACACAAGACAAGTATGCAATGTACCTTAGAAAATCAAGGGCAGACATCGAAATGGAAGCCCTTGGCGAAGGTGAAACACTGGCGAAGCACAAAACCATGCTTTTCACTCTTGCTGCAAGACATGATATTCTTCCAAGTCAGATAACCATCTATCAGGAAATTGTGTCCGGCGAAAGCATTCAGGACAGGCCAGAAGTGCAGCGGCTTCTTGAAGATGTTTATGCCGAAAAATATAAAGGTGTTTTGGTGGTCGAAGTCGAGCGCCTTGCCCGTGGTAATACGAAAGATCAGGGCGAAGTTGCGGAAGCTTTTCAGATGTCCGACACAAAAATCATCACCCCTGTCAAGGTATATGACCCGGACAACGAATTCGACCAAGAATATTTTGAATTCGGTCTGTTTATGTCGCGCCGTGAATTCAAGACGATTCGCCGCCGCTTGGAAGCCGGTAAGCTTCAGGCCGTGCTTGAAGGCAACTATCTTCTTCCGCAGCGCGTATTCGGCTATAACATCGTGCGCAAAAGCAAAGACAACCGCTATCTTGTCATCAACGATGAAGAAAGACCGCTTGTGCAGATGATGTTTGATTGGTTCACGGAAGAAAACCGGTCATGCGATTGGATTGCAAAGCAGTTTACCTCTATGGGGATTCCTACTATGCAGGGGAGCCGGGAATGGCATAAGGAAACAATTTCTTGTATGCTGAAAAACAAGCTGTATATCGGTATCATCACTTGGGGAAAAAGCAAAACGGTTAAGGTGCGTGACCCGAAAACGGGAAAAGTCCAAAAAAAGCGTGTGCAAGCATCGCCGGAAGAAGTCAAGTATATCAATGGGAAACACAAGCCAATTATCAGCGAAGCACAGTTCCGAAAGGCGCAAGGCCGGTTCAAGAAAAACCCGATTAACCACGGGAAAGAGCTTGTCAGCCCCCTTGCCGGTCTGATTCACTGCGCTGACTGCGGGAAAGCTTTGGACTGGATAAATTACAAGGATAGCCGTGGAATCCGCTATTCGCACAAGGCAAGTACCTATTGCAAGAAAAAGTCTTTGCGCGTGGAAATCGTGTTTGACGCGCTTGTTGAAGTACTGGAAGCCCACATTGAAGATTTTGAATTTAAGATGAACCATGACGGCAACGGAGCCGCCCGCGCCCGCCACCTTGAAAAAATATCGCGGATGGATGCAGAGCTTGAAAAGCTGGAAAAGAAGCGCAAAAAACTGTTTGATGATTACGAAGATGAAGTATACACGAAAGAAGAATTCATAGAGCGAAAGCAGGTTTACGCGCAATCAATTGCCGATCTGAAAGCGCAGCTTGCGCAGGCGAAAGCGGACGTGCCGGAAGTCATTGACTATTCCGAACGAATCATCACCTTGCAGAAAATCATTGAAACGTTCAAAGACCCTGCGCTTGATGCACAAGCAAAGAACGATTTTTTGAAGGAATTTATTGAAGATATCAGATATGATGTTATCGACTATGGCAGAAGCAAAGGCGGCAAGCCCGTGTTAGAAATCATTTTCAAATAAGGGCTAATTTTTTTAGCCCTCATTAGTAGCTTGATAAGTCTATTTT